ACCCATATTCTGAAATGGCAGATGACCGTATTGTGGATTTCGTGGTTTATCAGTTGTACCGCTATCGTGACATTATCGGTGGGTTTGAAAAGGGTTGGAACCTTTCATGGTGTTTTTCTGACAATGCAGTTCAGAAGTACAAGAAGCAGTTTATTGATGCAGATGGAAAGAGCGGTATGAACTACTACATTGACCAGTGGCTGCAAGAGGGTCAGTTAGACCGTCAGAAACTGACCAGGCAAATCGGTGATCCGCAAGAGCATCCGTTGAGGAAGTATGTCTATATGCCATCTGAGGAACAGATTAAGAGACGTTCTGTTACGATGGAGGGCGGCCATGTCCTTTGTATGATGCGGACTACTGGTTGGTCGCCGTTTTCGGAAACGTGTAAGCTGTGTCGGCATACCGATGAGTGTATTGACTATTTGGAGCATAGTGTTCCAGAATTGTTGAGATTAAGAAGAGAGGCTGTTGTGACCGATGGTGAACCATCGGGAACGGTGGCTAAATGAGAATGATAAAAACCTGAAATAAAATTGAGTTATGAGTAAGAAAAGTGAAGTCAACGTTTTGTCAGAAGAGTTCCTTGCAGAGTTGTATAACTGTGCTATTAACAATGACCACTTGTGTTCTGTAGTCTGTCAGTATATGCAGGATGAGTTTCTGCCTGACAGAGATTACCAGATGTTGAACAATGCCATCAAAGATTACTATCGTGAGCACCACATGGCTCCGAAGTTCAGTATCATTAAGCAGATGCTGGTATCGTCTCGTGCCGTATCTGAGTTGTTGAATGAGATTAAGGAGCTTGCATCGGGTGCTGACCCTGACAGTATCAGGGAGCAGTTTGAGAGATACCTTAAACTGGTCCAGTTCAAGCAGATTTTCAAGCAGATTGACGAAAAGTTCAAGAGCGGCGATAAGATGGATGCAGTCAAGGAGTTTGAATTGCAGGCTCAGAAGCTATCCAAGTTCTCGCTGGCTCCTGACAAGTTCGTAGATGTTGCCGCTACCTTTGAGACAAGATTGCGTGAGAATAAGGAAAGGCATGAGGAAGATAACAAGCTAAAGGCCGTCACCAGCTTCTATATTGATGAGCTGGATGCACGCAATAATGGTCGTAACTTGCGCACCCAGCTTTCTGTATTCATTGCCATGTCTGGTGTTGGTAAGTCTCATTTGGCTCGTTGGATAGGTGCTAATGCTGCCTATACCAGTGGACTTGACACTTTGCACTTGCAATTTGAGGGTAGTGCCAATGAGACGCTGGATGCTTATTCCGCTTCTATTGTCCGTTCGCCAACACTGGAGTATGAGCGTGGCTGTGTTAACCAGCATACCATTGAGGCTTTTCAGAAGCAGGTTGAGAGTTTTGCCGGTACGCTGAAAGTTCGTGCCTATTCCAAGTTCGGTAAGAAAAACAGTACCATCGATGTGAGAAATGCCTGTGAGGAATATAAGGAGGCTTACGGTAAATATCCAGATGTCGTTGTGGTGGATTCTATGGACTTGTTGGCTGATTCTTCTGGCAGGAATTGGGATAACAAGAGCCTCAGATTCATGCGCATTGCCGTAGCTGAGGATTTGAAGGATTTGGCAGCTGAGATTAACGCTTGGGTTGTTGCCACCTATCAGGCCACCATTGAAGATACTGAGTGGGTCAACAATGAGAAGAACGTGCTGAATGGCTACAATACGGCTGAATGTAAGGGTTTGCAGAGACCTTGTACCCATCTTATCTCCCTTAATCAGAGTGACCGGGAGGCCAAAGAACAGACTATGCGTATCAATGTGGCCAAGTCAAGGTTCTTTAGGAAGGGCGAGCCGTTCAGGATATGTACTGACTATGAGCATGAGTGCTTTTTCGATCGGACCAGAACGTTGAATTTGCCGAAGGAGGACTGATTATGGAGCTGTCAAATGAAGTGAAGCACGAGCTGGTTGAGGAACTGGTTGCTACGTTGGATGGAGCCAAATTAGATGGGCTGCAAAAAAACGTGGTTCTTAGTATTTGTCCGTTTTGTGGGCATACTGGATATAAGTACGGCATCTATGTCGGTCCTGAGAGCAAGTACAAGGTTTTCGGGAGTTCTAATTGTTTCAGTTGTGGGAAGGGTTTTAGGGGCCTTGAAGATACGCTGAAAGCATTGGGACATGAGGAACTGATGCCTAAGAAAACCGTTGAGCTGGATGATGATGCCGATGATGAGCTGCATCTTTTTGAGGATGAGATTGACGATTCGTTGGTTGAGATTGCTATGCCTAAGGGTTATAGGCGCACTTACAAGAATAAGTATTTCAAGTCACGCGGTTGGTTGTATGATGACTTTGAGTGTTTTGAGGTCGGAACCAATAGAGGTATGGAGAGAAAGCTTGAGGATTACGTCATCATCCCAGTCATTGACGCTGGTCGTTATGTCGGTTGGATTGCCCGTCATACATGGAGTAAGGACGAGATAGACGAATATAATAGCCGTCATCGCTTCCAGATTCGCCGATACCTTAATTCCACCGAGAAAGATGGCGGCAATGGGTTCTCTAAGCTGCTATACAACATTGATATGGTTAAGAAATATGAGACCGATACCGTCATTCTTTGTGAGGGTGCGTTCGATGTCGTTGGGCTGGTGAGAGGTTTGGAGTTGTACGATAACAAGTCTATAGTGCCGGTTGCTACATTCGGAAAGGCCGTGTCTGAGATTCAGATTTACAAGCTGCAGGAGAAAGGTGTAAAGACTATTGTTTTGGGGTATGATGCCGATGAAGCTGGCAGGGGTGCCATCAATAAGGTGGCCAATGATCTCGATTCCTATTTTGATGTCTATGTTGCTGCTATCCCGGATGAGTTTGGCAAGGACTTTGGGGATATGAGCAAGGATGAAATGTATGATGTGTTCGCTAATCATATTGTTACACCAAGAGAGTTTTATTATGGCGATAAGTGATAATGGCAATGTAATAATCACTGGTGGCGGCAGGGGTTACGGTAAGCGTCAACAGATGTTGAAAGCTATGTTTGATACTAAGGAAAGAATAGCATTTGTGGCCCATGATGGCGGTATTCGTTACTCTGAATGGGCTGATGCAGAAGAAATAAGGTAAGGTTATGGATGAGTTATTGCAGTGGTTGGATAATAACCATATCGAGTATAATGTGCGGAAGGACGTTATCTTTGTCGCTGGATGGGGTAAGGCTCTGTTTCAGGACATGACGGAACGTGAGCATATCTTCAAGACTGATAAAGACGGGAAAACCGTCTTTCGCTGTGTGGAGAATGAGGAATTTCTGATTGCAGACGAGATATTCTATGTCGTATTCAAGTTCGGGGACAGGTTCTTCTATCAGGACATTCGTGAGAGCAAGCCGAACTTCCAGTTGTTGAAGTATATCGGCACCACTAAGAAAGGAACCATTGAGTGTGATTTCTATCCGCTTGGCATTCATACTGGCTATGAGTTGCTGAATGGTAGTGGGTCGCTCGTTAATTGGTGCAAGAAAGCTAAATTCTTGGGTTACAAGGGTCTTGGTATAGCTGACAGATGTACGATGGCCGCTACGCTTGATTTGCAGCGAGAAGCGGCCAAATTGGAGTTGAGCCATGTGTTCGGTTACTCGCTGACTATCTCAGTTGGTGATTCAAAGGTAGGAGCCAAGATTTATTCTAACACCCAGCGGGGATTTGAGAATATGCTGAGAATCCAAAAAGTTGTCTGTGTTGATCGAGAGGACGGTATCATTGACTATTCCAAGCTGGTTCAGTATGCTGATGGTAACTGTCTTGTATTCGATAAATGGTCTGGTCAGTGGCTTGCGGAGAATGAGGACAAGATTGAGGGCTTTATGGAGACTTTTGATGGGTTTGTTTACTTTCAGGTTGATACTACTGAGTTCAGGGCCAACAGGATTGATGAGCAGACGTTGTATAGCATTAAGGCTTTCTTCGACCATTTCTATATGAGCAGTACAAATTGGGATTATGAGCAGCACCCAGAATGTTCGCATATCAATTATAAGTATAACTTGCGTCCAGTATTGATTCAGGACGTGTACTATTTGGATGCGGATGATTGGATGAACAAGATAGTCCTCAATAAGATAGATACTGGTGCAGCCCATGAGCAGAGCTACGGCCAGTATATGAAAACACTGGATGAGCTTTACGATGAGTTCAGGGCGTTGTTTTCTGAGAAGTATGGGGATGATGTGTTTTTCGATATGTGTGAGAGTACATGTGAGATAGCTGAAAACTCTGATGCAGCATACGATTTGACTGAGAACTATGCACCGAAATATATTATGACAGAGGATGAGATTGTTCGCTATGGTGACACTCATACCATGTTCTGCCAGCTTATCGAGGAAGGATTCAAGGAGTTGGTTCCAAAGGGTCAGGAAGAAATCTATCGTGAAAGAGTTGAATATGAGAAATATGTCATTGAGAGTACGGATAATGTCGAATACTATCTCATCACTTGGGATCAGGTGAATTGGGCCAGAATGAACAATATTCTTGTCGGTGTTGGTCGTGGTTCTGCTGGTGGCTGTGTTATCTCATGGCTTCTTCATATTACGATGATTGACCCGATTAAGTGGGGATTGCTGTTTGAGCGTTTCCTGTTGCCGGAGCGTGGTGGCCTGGAGCCTGATGATGTAACTAAGATGCAGCCAGAAGTGACAGCACATGATTACATCGAATTGACATTGGAGAATGGTCGTACCTATAAATTCGATTATGATGCCCAATTCAGAGTGAAGCGTGGTGACGATATGATTGAAGTCTATGCTGATGAACTGCAGGAGGGTGATGACATTCTTTGGGACAGAAAAGACGAACTGTTTACTATTAACGAGAAATAATTGAGTTATGAAAGTCCAAAGTATAAAGCATGTGGAAAATGCGAAGCTGACAAGGGTCTTGGATTGCTTCGTGGAAAGGGGGTATGTGAAGCGAGCGCACGGATCACTGCCAGACATAGATATTGACTTTGAATCGGAGCGCAGGCCAGATGTAAAGGAATATCTGGAGCGTCGATACAATGTGAACAAGTTGGAGCGAGTTTTCTCTGCTGGTACTTTTTCTGCTGAGAAGATTAAGTCTGCTGTCAAGGATGCAGCCCGTATCCGCAAACTTAATGCCGGTACTGTCAACTATATTACTGCCATATTTGAGGATGATGAAATGACATGGACTGACTTGATGAATTTGGCATACAATAATAAGAAGGTGTATGATTTTATCGTGAAATACCCAGATTTGTTTGAGGAAATAATGCCTATTATAGGACAGCCAAGGTCTGCATCAGTACATCCGTCAGCAGTTATCGTTTCACCAGAGTATATCAAGGGAGAAGTGAGAAATTGCTATGAGATTCTGCCTATCAAGAAGATGGATGGACTGTTGGTGTCTGAGCTTACTGGTGTTGACATTGATGAAATGGGATTGCTGAAATGTGACGTTCTTGCAATTGCAGAGCTTTCCAGAATTGCAAACATGATCCGACTGGTCAATGAAAACTATCATGCTAACATTTCTCTTGAAAGCATTGTGCAGGGAGATTTGAATGAGCCAGCAGTCTATGAAGTTATTAAGAAAGGTCTCACTCAGGGAGTATTCCAGATGTCTGGTGATGGTATTACTCGATTCATTAAGCAAATGAAGCCAAGCAATATCAATGATTTGGTTGCTTTGGTTGCTCTGTTCCGTCCAGGACCACTTGATTCTGGTTCTTCACAGGCATATATCGACTGCAAGCGTGGTGATGTGGAGCCTGAGTATTTGTGGGGAACCTATGAGATTGTGAAAGATACATACGGTCAGTTGATATATCAGGAACAGGTGTCGAAGATTGCCCAGAAAATTGGTAATCTCAGTCTTGGTGATGGTGTGAATTTGGTCAAGGCTCTTTCCAAAAAGAAGATTGAAAAGGTTCGTAAGTTCAAGGACAAGTATTTTGAGGGAGCCAAGGAAAATGGTTGTCCGAAAGAAGCTGCAGAACGTATTTGGGAGATTGTGGAGGCTGGTGCAAGCTATCTGTTCAATCAGAGCCATGCTACAGCCTATGGTTTGACTGGCTATATTGGTGCATGGCTAAAGGTGCATTACCCGATAGCTTTCTATACCGTGCTTTTGAAGTGGGTTGACAAGGACAAGTTGCCGACACTGATGAATGAAATGCGAGAGATAGGAAATGCCACCATTACCCAGCCTGACATCAATATCTCAGGAGTTGATTTTGTCACCAATTTCCAGACCAATGAAATCTACTGGTCGCTCAGTCGCATCAAGCAGATAGGTGCAAAACAGGCTAAGTATATTGTTGATGACAGAGAGTTGTTTGGTCAGTACACCAGCTTAGAACATTTTATCAAGCGCATTTTCAAGAGAAAGTTTACTGAGAATGACGAGAAGCTTCCAGAATCAGAAAGGTGTCCTGTCAATTCTCGTAGTGTAAAGCACCTCATCATGGCTGGAGCCTTTGATCATGTTGAGGGAATCAGTTCTGTGATGGAGCGTTATGGCCTCATCGTGAAAGCCTCAGAGCTGCTTGGGTTTGAGGTCAGTGAATCTCAGTTCCCAGATGAATTAAAGGATAAGCACTATTTCTGGTCGCAGCAGCAGATTGACATTGCCGGCATAGGAGCAATTGACTACAAGCGTATCTATGATAATGTGGATAAGCCTAATGCCGTCAAGAAATACCACTATAGTGATTTGAGAGAGTTCACCAATGACCTGCCAGACAAATATACGGCTTCTATCTGTGCCACTATCGCAGAGATTGACGAAAAGACTTATAAGGACAAGCGTACTGGAGAGACGAAGCACTTTGGTAAGGTTATGCTGCAGCAGAACACCGACATGATGCAGCTGGTGATTTGGAATGATGCCTGGATAGACTGCAAGAAGAATTTCAAAGACAAGCGTGGAAGTATTGTCGTTGCCGTTGTTCAGGTGAAATACTCTGATTATGATGAGAAGAACATTTTGCAGATTAACAAAGGAGCTTTTGTAGAGAATGTTTGAATTTGAAGAATTGTCTGATGAGCAGCTGAAAGAGCTGGCCAGTCTCGATGAAGCGGAGCGTGACAGGATATACAACCGTCAACTCGCATACTATTGCAGGAACCGTGAGAGGGAACTGAATAGGATGCGTGAGTGGTATCGCAATAACACTGAGAGAAAGGCAGAATACTATCAGCAGCATAGGGAAGAGTTGGATCGAAGGAATAATGAGCGTCAGAAAAACGACCCAGACTTCCAGCAAATCAGTCAGTTGAAAGCCAATCTGAGAGAGGGGCTTAAAAGATTGCCAAGCAGACATCGTGGACGTGTCACCAAAGCAGGCTTGAAGAAAATCCTGCAAGAGGAAATAGCTGGCAGAGTTAGGAATTACTTAAACAAAGACAATATGAAAAAGAGAATCTTATGTATCGTTGGGGAATCGGGTACTGGAAAGACCCTTGCATCCCTGCATTTGAAGTATCAGTGTGGAGCCAATGTAATCTGTTCCTACACTACAAGACCGCCAAGAGACACCGAGGTTGAGGGCAGAGACCATCATTTCATTGACATTGTGCCACCAGAGGAAGAGTTGCTGGCATTTGCCAATTTCGGTCAGTACAAATACTATGCTATGAAGAGTCAGGTGTTTGGTCCTTGTACCGTTTATGTCATAGATGAGCAAGGTATCAGAGACCTCAAAGAACGTCATGCTGATGAGTATGAAATCTACTCAGTTTACATCACCAGGGATAAGGCTCTGAGAAAGGAGCGAGGCATTGATTCCAAGCGTATGAATAGGGATAAAAACAGAAAATTGTTCGATTTAAGTTTTTATAACTATGTTATTGAGAACAATGGCACCAAAAGAGAACTATTCTTAAATATAGAGCGCATTTATAACGAAATAAAAAACAAGTAGTATTATGGCAGCACCGAAAGAAAAATCACAGGTCATTACAGCCTTTGTAATGGACTTCGAGACTGGCGGTTTAGACTGCAAGAAATGCGCCGCCACCCAGATTTCAGTACACGCTATCAGGCTTGATAATTTTGAGGTCATGGGTACGTTTACCAAGTACATCTATCCATATCAGAGTAAGCCGGACATTGGTAAGCCCAAGAGAAAGGTTCTCAGGAACAAATATGAGGAAGAGGAAGAGCAGCCTACATTGGAATATGGAAAGGTGGCACTGGAGTATTCCGCTATCACAATGGATATGCTCTATGATAAGGGTGAAGAACTGGAAGCTGTATGTAACGACTTGATTGATTTCTTCAAACAGTACACGCTAACGACTTCCAGAAAGTTGAAGCCAATCTTTGTTGGTCAGAACATTTTGTTTGACCTTGGTTTCCTGCAGCAGATTATGACATATTGCGGCCTTTGGAAAGAGGTTGCCAAGATATTCAGGGGCAGTGAGGATTTCTTCGGGAACTTTCAGCCTTATTATGTTGACACGATTATTTTTGCACAGCTTGCTTTCTGTCATAGAGACAATGTTACAAGCTGGTCTCTGTCTAACTTGTGCGAACTGCTTGGTATTGAGTTGGACGATGCCCATGATGCCGATGCTGATGTCACTGCAACAAAGGAGGTGTTGAGATTGCTAACTGTCAGATCAAGAAATGAAGAGGTGGATGACGCTGATGGCAGCACAGTGGTAACTAAGAAAGAGAAAACAAGAGAACACTTTAAGATTTGAGTTATGGATGGGTTGCTGGAAATTATCGGATGCGCACTTTGTGCGATTGCTTTCGTTATGGTGTTTGAACAAATGTATTTCAAAATAAAAACCGAATAAGCGATGAGTAATGTATTATTAGTAGTATTGCTGGTTATCTGTGTAATCGGCGCGTTGTTTACGACAGTGGTTGCGCTTGGTGTTGGAGCCATGTGTCAGGAGAACAGGAAGGACATCAGGGATCTGCAATCCCAGCTGAATGAAATCCAGTTGCAGATGGCCCATGCCAAAGAGTTCGACGAAGCCGTTACCGATTGCATCAGTGGAATAGGCGCAGCACTGGACGTTATCAACAACCGTACAGACTGGTTGGCCGACATTGACCAGCAAATTTATAACTCTTTTGGCCAAAATAAAGACGTAAAGAAATCATAACATCTATGGCAGGTAAAGAGTGGAAATTCAATCCGATAACTGGAACGATGGAGCCAGTAAATGCCCTTGCACATGGTCTGGAGAAGAAAGTGACGGCCAGTGATGATGTGCAAAAGGTAAATGGGCCAGCCACCGTTCCAGTTATCAAGAGTGGCAGGTCAATCATTAAGGACGTGCCGAGCAACAAACCTAATGTTGTTGTCAATGAGCGTGAGGTCAAGTTTCGTGAGAAGAGTGATTTGTCAGTAGTACAGATTACCGATTACGACACTAATAGGGTAATGGGCTATATTGCTGGCTATGGCCTCGACATCAACTTCAACATGGAGGAACTGAATAGCATGGATAGGGTTGAGCAGTTTTTGGAGGGTTTGAAAAAGGCTTTCAGAACTATCATCCTTGAAAAGGCGCTCAGTCCTAAATAGTGAAACAGCAGCACCTCTCACTATCATTAATAAAAAAGATTATTAATGCTGAATACAATGGATATTGACAAGAACACCCAGATATTAACTGATGACGAGGCTAATTTCTGCCTCTTGTACGTTGATGCACCAGCACCGCTTGCTGGTAACGCCACCGAATGTTATGTCAAGGTGTTTGGCCTGGATGGTGAGGGCGATGCTTTGAGTAAGTCCAAGGCTGCCTATCAAGCAAAGCAGCTTCTGGAAAAGGAGTCAGTGAAGAAGCGGATAGAGGAACTTGAAAAAGTAAACCTCTACGATAGCGCAACATTGAAGCACAGGATTACTGCTACAATGTTGAAGATTATGGATGAGTGTGCAGATGCTGAGTACAGCGATCGCTACAAGACGAAGTTGTCACCAGCTGCATTGCGTAGTGTGTCAGTGAGTGCAGCCAAGATGGTTGCCGAGATCAATGGTATTAAAGAAGATACTATCCAGAAGATTCAGATTGGCGCGGAGGATGGTCAGGGCATCACCTTCAACCTTGTCGTGCCGGAGAAGAAAGACAACATTGGAGAATCACTTTAATACATTAAGATAATGGCAGACAAAACAGTAAACTTCATCACTCAGAACTTCAAGCTGATGGTGACAATTGCAACATTCTTGGTTGGTTTATACATTCAACACAGAGCCAACACCGAGAAGATTGAACAGTTGCAGCGTGAGATTTCAAGAATTGACGGCAGGCTCGATTCGCAATACTCAAAGCTCGATGAAATAAAGCTCGACAAATCTGTGTTTGAGGCAACTATCAAGCAGTTCTCACAGATGTCGGGTGACATACGAGATATACGTCTTACGCTGGAGGACATGATGGCTAACGGGCATTATACTCCAAGCCGTGCGAGACAAGCTAACAGAAACAATGAATGATTAAAGTCGGTGATAAAGTAAAGATCGTCTATTCCTACCAGCTTGCGGACATGGGTCTGATTACGCTGGTGAACAGGATGGGCGAAGTTCTCGAAATAAAGGCAAAGGGCACCAAGACACCAGGTGTTTGGCTAAGAGTCCTGAATGACATTGATGAAGCGGAAGAGTGGTTCATCCCCATCCAGTCTGTAAGGACGAAAGAGTATTATTACAAGAAGAAAAATATGAAAATTCTAAAATCGTTCGATATATAAATGGAAACAATAAAAAGGGGCAGCACTGGTGATGCTGTGAGTGTTCTGCAGAGCCTTTTGGGTATCGCTGTTGATGGTGTGTTTGGCCCTAAGACAGAGCAGATTGTCAAGCAGTACCAAAAGGCCAATAAACTCGTTGACGATGGTGTGGTTGGCCCTAAGACTTGGGAATTGCTTCAAAAGGCCAATATTACTATTGTAGATGGCCATATCAACACTCATATAACTCGCTCTCCAAACAGAAAGATAAAGTATATTTCAATTCACTATACGGCTGGCAGCACAAGCAAGAAGGGCACGGCATTATCTGTTAGGAATGTTTTCTTGCAGCGCAGTGCATCAGCCGATTTTGTTGTTGATGATGACACGATTGTTCAGATTAACCCAGACCTCAGAAACTACTATTGTTGGGCTGTAGGAGATAGGAAGAACCCCTATACTGGTGGTGGAAGCCTGTATAAAAACGCGAACAACAAAAATACCATCAGCATAGAAATATGCTCCAATCTCAAAAAGGGTGCCAGCGCAGCTTTCCCTAACCATGACGGCTGGTATTTCACAGATAAGTCTCTCGACAATGCTGCAAAGCTTGTGAGGTATCTGATGAAGATGTTTAATGTTCCCAAGTCGAATGTGATCAGGCATTATGACATCACTGGTAAGCTGTGTCCTGGTATTGTCGGCTGGAACAATGCCAATGTGTATGATGCTAATGGAAAGGCAACCACAAAGAAGAGCAATTCTGATGCGTGGATGGTCTTTTGGTCTATAATATAATAAAGGTATGAAAGAGTTATTTGGTTCAATTACATCGAAGCTGGCAGGGATATTCATTCTGGTATTCCTTGCTCTTGTGTGGTATTCTTATGAGACCACGAAGAAGCTGAATGAGGCCAAGCAGAAGTCTGAGACACTGGAAACCACTATCTCTGACATGAATCAGAAGATAGAGCGTTTTGAAATCCAGATGGATGACAGCACAAGGCTTCATGCAGCTACCGTAAAAAATTTACGGATGACAGCCGACAACATTCAGGCTAAGTACGACGAACTGCTGAAAGCTTCCAGTATCAAGAAGAAAGACGTGAACAGCGTTGCAATCATCGGTACTGAGGCAAAGGACACGGTTTATGTTCCTACTGAGGTTGATTCCTTTGGTGGCTTGCAGACTGGCTACAAAGACCAGTTTATCGACATTTCAGTGAATATCAATCCAGAGCGTCTTGCAACCATTGCATACGCTTCCAGGGATTCTTTGTCACTGATAGTCACTCAGAAGAAACACTCGATACTCTTTGGTTTGATCAAGTGGAAGAGCCTTGAAAAGACAACGGTCATCAACCACAATCCAAACGCTACGATTTCCAGCTTGCAGACTATAGACGTGATAGAGTAATGGAAAAGAAAGTGAAGAAGGGCTTTCAGGACCTGATGAAGAAAGTCGGTGATGAAAGCGAGAAGATGAAGAAAGTCAAGTCCGTAAAGGCATAGATAAATGGTTAGCAAATTTCTCATAATATTAGATTTAAGGTTAGTAGATTAGTTAGTAGTTTGTTTTTGAAGAGAGTCACCAGTGATGGCGGCTCTCTTTTTAATTTTTAACTGCATTTTTGAAACGTATGATATGTCGATGACACTATAATCTATAAAAAGCGAATACATGGCAAGAAAATTATATGCTCCAAATGTAACCATCAATTTTGCACCGTCTGAAAGGCAGCTGGAGTTGTGGGAGAAGCTACAGCCAGCAAAGTGCGACAAGTGTGGTGGACGTATTGAAATGCGTCAGCATGGAGTGGATGAGAAGGGATTTCCAGTATATGAGGCAACTTGTGTTGAGTGTGGCAATACTGACATTCCAGAACAGATTCTTGGTGGTGGAGCAGCTGGTGGAGGAAAGTCATATCTTGGTTGCTGTTGGCTTGCTATAAGCTGTATGACATTCCCGAATATCCTGATGGCTGTTGGCCGTCTTACGTTGAAGTCTCTGAAAGAATCTACATGGCGAACCCTGCTGAACGTACTGAAAGATTGGGGGCTGAAAGAAGATGTGAACTACCACATCAATAATCAGGCTGGCTCATTGACTTTCTGGAATGGCTCTACGATATTGATGATGGAGCTTTCACCATCACTGCAGGACCCAGACTACAACCGATTCGGTTCTATAGAAATTACTGGTGCCTTTGTCGATGAGGTTGCGGAAATCCCAGAAAAGGCTATAGAAGTCCTTGCTTCACGTATTCGTTACAGGGTGGCAGAGACGTTTGTTGTCGGTAAGCTGTTCATGTCATGTAACCCGACGCAGGCATGGCCACGTAAGACGTTTGTGATGGATGATGACGGCGAACCAGTCGTATTGAAGAAAGGCTATAGGTATGTGCCGTTCTCAGTGTTTGACAATCCTAATGAGGGTTTCCGTATCGTCTATATCAACAGGCTAAAGAAGATACGTGACAAGGCCACCAGGGAGAGACTGCTTTATGGTAACTGGCTGTATCCATCAGAGAATACGATGGCTGCATACTGGAACTTTGACGGGGAGAAGCACTTAGCCATGAATGTCAGGGAAAAGTATTACAATCCGATGAACCCGATTATCTTATCTCTTGACTTCAATGTGAATCCGTATATGTCTTGTCTGGCAGTTCAGATTGACTATACTGATAAGCACGTCTATGTTTTTCCAGAATATGTCGGCTATGCAAAGGACAAGCTTAACAACACACCGGCAATGTCTCGTCATTTGGTCAAGTCTATGAGAGAGATACGTCATATTGGCGGCATCATCCTAACTGGTGATCCAGCCGGACGTGCAAGGTCAACTCAGACAGAACAAGGTGTGAACAATTTCACCATCTTGTCTGATACGTTGAGAAGTGGCGGTTTTAGGACCGAGACAAAGCTATTCGACAAACAACCGTCACAGATAACCAGATTGGAGTTCGTGAATGAGCTTTTTGACGGTTATGAGGGCTGGAATATTGTCATAGATGTGAGGTGTAGGAGACTGACTGAGGACTTGACCTACCAGAAGAAGAATCCTGATGGAACTAAGGAAAAGAAGAAAGTTCAGATGGATACTGGTGAAAAAGCAGAGAAGTACGGCCACTTGTCAGATTGCCTT